GTTTAGATAGTAAAGGTCGAGCAGGCGGCTGTAGACGCCGTGCTCAAGCAGGGACAGGTGACCCGTGTCCCGAAGATAGTCCCCAATGTGTCGAGGGTAGTGGTTCACAAATTTGATAGATTGATAAATTGATGGATGGGGATTCCCCTTTGGCAGCGTACACTTTTTCAACAGTCGCCCGGACGATCTGCCCGTCGTCCTCCCAAAAGCCCTCTAAGGCATCCTGTGTGCCTTTGCAAAGGTTGTCCCAGTCGGGGCGCATGTCCATCCACATGCGCCCCTCTGGATCTTTCTTCCGCTGTAACCGCTGCGGGCGGGCCATCACAAACAGAACCTCAATTCCCATCGGCCCGGTGATGGCTGCTGCGGGCCGATGCTTGTTCGAGAACAGGCGGATCGCTTCCAGATACCTCGTCGTGCGCTTGTCTTTAAAAAAGATTGGCCGTCCACCTTTGATGAACATGCGCTTCCCCCCGGTCTGCACCGGGATCGCTTCGACGGGTATCTGGAACGTGACCCTCATGCCTAAAACGGTATGTCGTCGTCAGCCATCTCGATTGGGTCCGATGCGTAGACTGTGCGCTGCGGAGCCACTGGGCGGGCTGCTGGGGCCGCTGCTGGCACATGCGCCCCAGTCTCGGCCTGAATGCTCTTAGCAACTGCCGCAAGCTTCCGAGCTAGGCTAGACATTTTCGAGCGGTCGAGCGGAGCCGATGCCCGGGCCTGTTGATCCGGGTCGTTAAGCCACGTCGCCTCGTAAACAGGCTCGCCTTTTTTGGTGCAAACCAAACGACCATCCCGATCAGTCTTTTGCTCAATCGTGACGTTCACTGGCCGACCCTCGAGAAAGCAGTCGCCTTGGGCAAGCAACTCGAACCAGTTTGCCGGGGCTTTGAGGGCCTCGAGAAGCATGCGAGAAGTGCGTGTAATTGACTTATCGGAAGAGATATAACCCTCCCAGATGATTTGGCATCCTCCCTGCCCGGGGTCTTCGGGGTCGATGATAAGTGGGATGCGAACGAACTCTGCTCCGCTATCGGTTTGCGACAACCAGCCGCCCGTTGTGGGGCGTTGAACATAGGCCCGGTAACGCCCGGGTTGCGTGATGTATTTGCTCATGGTGGTTTACTGTAGGGACTGAAGTTTTGTGATTCCGAGTTTAATGCGGTCGGCTGGAAGCGTTTCAACCGGGGTCTTTTCCCAAACCTTTTTCTGCTCTGGGGTCAGCTTCGACGTTGCCAGCAACGCCTTGAACTCCTCGCGGAGCCGGGACGGTGAATTGGCGTCAACTGCCGCTGCAAACTCCTCGTAAGAGAGGTTTAGCGTCTCCGGCAGGCTGAGACGGTTCTTAGCGTCCCACCCCGGACTCCAGCTCGTCTGGATAATGCGGCCTCCCCCAATGGTCTTGTCGGGCTTGTTATTGCCAGATTTGGTCTTAAATACCTCGTACACCGCAAACAAACAGGCGTCTGGCCATTCCCGGAGGATGCCAGTAAACCCCTTGTGGCCCTTCATCTCGTAACGGTCCCACTGCTCGCCGCCGGGCTGGGTAAACGTCTTAATCTGAACGTGGCTCAGGAGGATGATGCCGAACTTCTGACGCTCCCGCAGAGTGTCAAGCTTGTTAAGCAACGCCGACAACTCAAACTCAGCGACCTTATAGCCTTTGCCAAACCCGTAACCTTCGATGTTTGGGTGTCCGTCCCGCTTACAGATGAAGCCGTGAATCGAACGCTCGAGAGAGTCTGTGGTGTCAATCACGAGGGTTTTGAAATCCCCGGGGTTGATCGTCAACTCATCCACCGTGGCAAGCGTGTCGGCAAAAGTGTCAGGCGTGATACGGGCGACATGGTCGAGCCCGGTAAGCCCCTGCTCTTGGCTGATAAACAGCGGCGCTGGCGCGGCTGCTCCAAAGGTGGACTTGCCGATGCCCTCTGGCCCGGAAAGAAGGATGCGTGGTGGGAGGCTCTCGCCGCCCCGTTTGATTTTTGCGAGTATGCTCATAGATGGATCGATTTACTGGTTAACTACGAAGTGGCGGAGGAACTCCTCTGCCGCATTGTGGAAGCCTGTGCCAAGGGCAAGGGCTTCGTCAATCTCTCCCAACCGTTTTGTAGGCTGTTCGTAACGGAGAAAGTGGTAGCGTGAGCACTTGCGAAGTGCAGTCAAGCGTGAGTTGGTCAGAAGCTGTTTCTCTCCTTCCTTGAGGGTCAGCTCTGCGTGTTTTGTCGCAGGCCCGAATCGGATGTTGTCCACCGTAGCCCGGCCAGCGCACAGGTCGTAGAACTCGCAGGTTCCGTACTGCGTACATGCCCCCGGGTTCCGGGGCCACAGGTTGCGGTTGCGGAAATACAGGAGCTGCTGGGACATGGCCCAAGCGTCACCCATGTACTCAAGCAAATCAGCGTCGGTGCGCCCAACTTCTTTTACTGCAAAGTAAGAATCCCGCTTTTCGTTGATCTCGGACAACGTCCGGGAGCACAGCTCGTCGAGCGTCTCGGGGCGAGTCTGCAAGACGTACCCGGCGTCAGTGTCAGCCGTCTGCCTCCACTTCTTGCCGTCCTTGGTACGGACCCGGTCCCCGGCTGCGTCGAGGACGATCTTTGTGCCGTCCTCGTCGAGCAAAGGAATGTTGCCCAGCTTGTACCCGGGCTTGCGAACAACGTCGTACACGACCGTGTTGGCGTCGATGCCCCGGGAGCGCAGGCTCAGGATGTACTTGCTGATCTGGGTGTCCATCGTGAGACGCCCCCAGTACGTCGAGTCGGCGTCGATGGAGTCGCTGGTTGTTTTGTGCTCAAGGACCTTCAAGACCCCGGTTTCCTTGTGGCGCAGAACACCGTCAATCTTCCCAGCCTCGAGGAAAGACCGGGAGGGAGCCTCGGTCTCCGGGTTGAGGAGCGGGAACGTGAATTCCGATTCGACCTCCAGTACGTCGTGAGAGTCGAGCACCGGGAGAAACGATTCCACCCAGCCCATGAACAGGCCCCGGGCCTTGGCCAGTGCCACGTCGGTCGCCGGGACCCGGGACAAGCCTGCTGTGACTGCGTTACGATAGAAAGATGAGTCCATGTTATTCAAGACGGCTGAGAGCTTCGATTGCTGTGAAAAATGTGATTGCGAGCAGAGCCAGAATGGCGAGGAACTCGTATGGAGTCTGGGCAAGACGGTACAGCCAGTAAACGTCTGCTGCGCCGAGAATGAGCAGCGCCACAGCGAATGGCAGGGGGCGCTCCGGGGAGCGGTCTGCGGGGCTGCTAGGGAGGAGAATGCGGCTTTCGCCTTTGTGTGTTTTGTCGAGCATTTGGATGGATTAATTTGATTATTACATTCTGACGGCCTCGTCAGCGCCCGCATTACGGGTCGGACCCCCGGAGGGGTTTCGGCCTTACGCTCCGATTGGCTTGGCAACGAGCGTCGTGCCGTCCCACTGCGCCGAGAATGAGTGAATCCAGTCCCGGTCCCGGAAGCCAACGGGCCCCGACAACTCGTACACGTCGATGATGAATTCAGCGACATCATCTGGAAGATACTCAAGTGAGCAAAATTCACGTTCTCCACTTTTGGGGCATGTCCAAGCAGCTTCAAATGCGTAAAGCCCCGGGCGTGAGTAAGGAGTGGTTTTCTTGAACTGGCGGAATGCTTTCAGGAGTTTCATGTATCGATGTATCTATTTGGGTTTACTGTCGTTACTGACGGCCATCGTCAGGCAGAGCACACACTCTACGACGGGGGATGGAACCCCGTTTCGGCCTTTGTTATGCTTGAGCGGCTCTGGCGTAACCAATGCGTTCTGCCAAGCTAAACAACTCAAGCTCTTCTAATGCAGCTCGTTTGTCGGCATCTTTGCGATCAAGAATAAGATCGAGAGTGAGATCAAAATCGTTAGCTTCATAAGCCGCCTTTAGATCAGCTTCAACTTTTGCCAGAGCTGTTTTTGCGGCTGTGACTCGGGTGAATTGATTGATGTAACGGGCGGCAAGCTCTTTAGCGGAAGGAATGTGAGTGTTCATGTATCGATGTATTTTTTTGTTTCACTGCGACCGACGAGATGAACTTAGTCCACAGTCATTCCGCTGGCAAGCAATTTGGTAATTTATTTTCAATTATTTTTGATGGCGCTGCGTAAGGCCCTGGGATTGAGATGGATAACTGTAAGTAGTTTTTGCCCCTTTTTTACTTACTGCGGTCCCAGAAACGGTCCCACGACCCCGAATCTGGTCAAAATTAGCCCGAAACCTTACACGGTCTACCGGGCGAGGCTCGTCTCCCTTTCCAGCGCCGTGTCCAAACTGGTTAGATGCAATCGGTTGCGACATGCGGATCGATGTTGAATGTGATGTTTTTTTCGATGATAAGCTGGTCCGAACGGAAGTGCCGAATGCGCCCATCATGGAGCGCAACGGCCCAAACGTCGTTTGCAAAAGTCCCTGAATCAGAGACGTATATAGCCATTCCGTCACCCAAATCAGTTTTAACCGGGATGGGTTTACGAAACTCCAGCATCACTTCAAATTATTTTTGGTTGGAAGCCCTTTTTTGAGTCCGCCAATCTTGCCGTGGAGCTTCTTTTTGGTCTTCGGATGCAACCTGCTGTTCATCAGTTCATGCTGAGTCTCAGTGATTTGCACCTGACGCTGTAAATGAGGATTTTTGTGCTTCATAACGTCGTATCTTTGCGGGTTGAGAGCATATGTCTTCGCAACAAGTCTGTGCGCTTTGGTCTAGTCTCCTTGCTCCCCCCAGTTTGAGACTCTGCATTTGCATGAGCGTGACTCCGGGGAGCCTGTGCCTGTTCAGCGCCTTTAATCGGCTTGTGAGACCGAGTGAATTGACCTTTGGCCTTCATCTTACGAAACAACAACATCAAACGATTCTTTAGCAACAGGCGCAGGCTTTGCGCCTCGAATGGCATCAAGAATTGTCGATGCAATAGCCATGCGAAGAGCAAACTGGCCAGATTGCTCAATAACATCTTTTAACACCTCTTCCACAGTCACTTTGGAAAGATCGATGTTTTTTACGGCCTCAAGTACGGGATCGATTTTGTCAGACATTATTTTTTTCTTTTAGGGAGTCGCTTTGCGGGGTTTTTGTCCTGCTTGCCATACGACTTTGCGTTTGGCGCACCGGGCATGATTATCTTTTTGTTTTTAGGCATTTTTTCCATTGGAGCAGCCATTGGAGCGGCTTTCTTTTTGGAACCCTTAACTGCATCTAGTCCGACATTAATTTCGGGGGATGCAAACTTTAGCGTGGCGGCGGATGAGGATGGCGATTTCATCGGAAAATTTCTTCGTAAAATGTGTCAGCTAAGTCAAATGCGTCAGGAATTGCTGACGCTTGGTTGGCGTAATATTTGGGGTTCGAGAGCAGAGCGTGCAGACAAATCAGCGCAGCCAGTTCTCTTGCCCCGAGCCCGGAATTTCCCTTTACCGGGGGATTCACGTCGTCTCCGGGGTACGGAGCTACAGGCATGACTGGAAAGTTTTTAGGTATGTATCCCATAGATTTAGAACGTCCTAGTTTCCCACAACTTCCGAGCGCCCGCAACACCGATGATTGGCTTGCCAATTCGTTCGTTCACGGCGTTGTGCAACATCACGCCCCACAAGAAAAAGTGCCCATACGTTGGAGGATTAAGTGCTACCCACTCTTTGAGATGCGCTTCGCAAGGGCAACCATCAAACGGAAGAGAAGCAATCCAAGCGTCAAGCCAGTATCGCATGTCAAAAAACGGAATGCAGATATTATCAGCTCGGAGGCTATAGAGGTGCAGCTCTGCCCAATACCGAGCGCCTTCCATCAATATTCGGCTGCTTTGCAACTCGCCGCGTTGATCAATACGCTCAACCTCGTTACCGACATCAAAAACCCACTTGTCGTGCGTTTCCCAGTCCGTGGATGTGGCAATTGCGGCTTCCCGCTCTAGTGCCATTGCTACGACGTGCTGACGGTGATACGGGGCGGCAGGGTCGTCTCCCGGCTCCTCCAGCTTAGGGTTGTCGGTGTCAAACTTGGTCACCTGCTCGTCAGTGATCCCATCACGTTTGCACAGGTACGCCTCAATCATCTCGTGAATGGCTACCAGCAGCACAGAAACGTCGTTTCCTCCGTACTCTGGCACCGTCAGCATCAATGCCCCATCAGGGAGCCA